CTGAACCTCTGCAAGAGCCTTGGGCTTGACCAGCTGCATGACCTGATCTGCGTGGCTATCGACACTGGGTTCAGGCGCAGTGAGCTGCTGGGGCTGACCCCTAACGACTTCGTCAATGGCATGGTTCACCTCCATGCAGGACAGACCAAGTCGGACAAGGCCAGAGCTGTCCCTGCCACTCAGAGGGTCAAGGAGATCCTCACGAGGAGGTCCAACAGTCGGACCCTGTTCGACTACACCTTCCACAAGCTCAGGCGTGAGTGGATGGACCTGAAGACAGCCATGGGGCTGGAGGACGATCCTCAGTTCATCGTCCACATGCTCAGACACACCTGTGCCTCTCGATTGGTCCAGCGTGGGGTCGATCTCCCAGTGGTTCAGGCATGGATGGGACACTCCAACATCCAGACCACCATGAGATATGCCCACTTGGCTCCCAATAGTCTTCTGAAGGCTAGAGAGGCCCTTGAGCAAGTAAACGACAAACCCAGGTTGATGGTCGTGAACGGGTGACACAGCACCTGTCACAGCCCATTTTCTGTGGCACAGAGGGTCTGATTTTCAGAGTTTGTGACAACCTAAGTCCTTGATTTTACACGATATGTCAAGATTGAGGTGCTAGTGGGCGAAAGCTCGTGGAGGTTCGAGTCCTCTCGACCGCACCAAACTCAAGACAATCAGACCCAAGGAACCCTCTGAGAAATCAGGGGGTTTCTTCCGTTTTGGAGAAAGAGTTACCATTTGAGAATCATTCTCTTTCGGGAAACCTTTCCTCAAGACAAGTGTGACAGAAATTTGTGTCACATCGGGGACAATCAATTGCCCTTCGGTAACCAATTGAGAACACAAGGAGAACCCTTTGGTTGCACAATTGGATAGACGAAGAGAAGTCTAGAGATAGACTTAGAGAGAATCTTTATTAAAGATATTCTCTAGGTTATATCAACTAAAGTTACCACTACAACAGGAACCAAAAGCATGAACTACATGACACCCGACGAAGACCTAATGAGTCTTCAAATTTCCCTCGAAGAGGCCATGACCCAAAGGGGTGCAGAGAAGTACCTCAGGGACGTGACCAAGGCTGTCCAAACAGGACGTGAAGAGGCCACCATGTACGGGACCACCATCCTGTCTCACCGCATCGAGGTGCTGGCTGAGGCCATCGATACGTGGAAAGAGGTCAGCTCGAAGGGAGCCGCTGCTCGGTTCTCTGCGACCTACCCAAAGGTGAAGGATGTCCCCAGCACAATGCTGGCATTCCTCACGCTCAAGGGTGTCCTGTCGGGGATCTCCAGCTTGAGAACCCTGCAGTTCGTAGGGGTCACCATCGGCACGGCTGTCGAGGATGAGCTGCGCTACTCCAAGATCCGCGAGGAGGAACGCAAGACCTACAACAAGATCATCCTGAAGGCGAAGAAGCGCACCTCAGGCCACTACCGACACATCTATGCGGTTCGTGCTGCGGATCGTCTGGAGGATGGCTGGCAGAAGTGGAGCCGGACTGATCGCCTTCATGTCGGGATCAAGCTCCTGGACCTGTGCATCCAGACCGTAGGGTTGGTCGAACTGACCCACCAGAAGGTCGATAAGGATCAGTCCATCAAGTACGTGAAGGCCCTGCCAGAGACCCTGGACTGGATCGAGCAGAAGAACGAGGTGGCTCAGTTCCTGCGCCCTGTCTACGAGCCCATGGTGGTGCAGCCCAAGGATTGGACCACTCCCTTCAACGGTGGGTACATCTCATCCAACATCAAGCCCCTGAAGCTCGTGAAGAGCAAGAACAAGGCGTATCTGGATGAGCTTCGCAACACCGAGATGCCCATCGTCTACGAGGCTGTGAACTCCCTCCAGAGAACCCCTTGGCAGATCAACAGCCAGGTGCTGGAGGTTCTGGCCCACCTCTGGGATGCAGGCTCTGAGATGGCTGGTATCCCTCCTCGTGAGGGTGTCGAGATCCCTTCCAAGCCCTTCGACATTGAAACCAACGAAGAGGCCAAGAAGGAGTATCGGATTCAGGCAGCCAAGGTCCACATGCACAACCTGTCTTTGATTGGGCAGCGCATTGGTTTCAACATGGCATTGGGTATCGCCAAACGATACGAGAGATTCCGCAAGATCTACTTCCCCTACCAGCTGGACTTCAGGGGTCGGATCTATGCCGTCCCTCACCTAAACCCCCAAGGGTCGGACTACCAGAAGGCCCTCCTGAGGTTCGCCAATGGCAAACCCTTGGGCACCGAGGGATGGAAATGGTTGGCTATCCACGGAGCCAACGTAGCTGGGTACGACAAGGCCAGCTTTGAAGACCGTGTCAATTGGGTACAGGACCACGAAGATGAAATCCTTGCAATCGCAAAAGACCCCTACAACAATCGGGGATGGTGTACAGCTGTCGGAGATGTTGAAATCGACAAGCCCTGGCAGTTTCTTGCATTCTGTTTTGAGTGGGCAGGCTTCGCTGAGCATGGTGAGTCGTTCGTATCGAAACTGCCCGTGGCTATGGACGGTTCATGCTCTGGCATCCAACACTTCTCAGCCATGCTACGAGATCAAGTCGGTGGAGCAGCTGTTAACCTTGTCCCCGGGCAGCTTCCGGCAGACGTCTATCAGCTCGTTGCCAACAAGGTCATCGAGCAGGTTCAGCAGGATGCTCAGGATGGTACTGAGGATGAGCTGAAGCACAGCGATACAGGGTTCGCCTACGTCAAGTACGGAACCAAGAGCCTCGCACAAGCCTGGCTCGAGTTCGGGATTACCCGCAAGGTGACCAAACGATCCGTCATGACGCTGGCCTATGGCTCCAAGGAGTACGGCTTCAAGGAGCAGCTGATGGAGGACATCATCCGCCCAGCCAAGCACTCTGGCAAACCCTTCCCCTTCGCAGGGGATGGATACCAGGGCGCCCAGTACATGGCCAAGGCAATCTGGGTTGCCGTGAACAAGGTGCTGGTCAAAGCTGGTGAAGCCATGCGGTGGCTCCAAGGGGCTGCCTCTCTGGCTGCCTCTGAGGAACTCCCTGTCCGCTGGACAACCCCTGTGGGCTTCCCTGTGATGCAAGCCTATGCCGACCTGGACAAGCGCAAGGTCAAGACAGCGATCAACGGAAAGCTCGTCTACCTGACCATGTACCAGGACAAGGACGTGCTGGATCGTCGCCGTCAGTCTCAGGGGATCGCCCCCAACTTCGTCCACTCCTGCGATGCAGCTCACATGATGCTGACCGTGGTGAGAGCACGACAGGCCAACATCGAGAACTTCGCCATGATCCACGACTCCTTCGGGACAACCGCAGGGGATGTCGAGGACCTCTACCACGTGGTCCGAGAGAGCTTCGTGGAGATGTACAGCGAGATCGATGTGATCGAGTCCTTCAGGGATGAGATCAACCAGCAGCTCTCAGGAAAGAACCAAGCCCTCCTCGAACCGACCCCGGTCAGAGGCTCATTGGATCTGTCTCAGGTCTGCACCTCTCGCTACTGCTTTGCGTAAATGGTTACCAAAGTGCAATGGTTGCACAATTGGAAGACACAGTTTGAAAGGATTTCCCATGGGTATCAAGAAGATCAGCTTCAAGGCTGAAATGAGTGATGGCACCACGATTGAACTAAAGGAGCAGTACTCCGATGATGTTTCGTGGACATCGATCTCCTATCAATTCGTCAAGTTTCTCAAGGGGATGGGTTACCATCCATCTGACGATAGTATCGAGTATGACATTGAGCAGTATGTCGAAGAGAAAAACATCATTGAAGAAGGAAACTGGTAATCATGTATCAAATCGTTTTGCCTGACGGCACAGTTCGTATTGCCCACTCAATTGCTGAACGCAACGCAGTGATCCGAGAAATGAAAGAAGCCTACGAAGGTTATTTGAAGTAAGGAATTTATGAGCAAGCCTAAACTACCCCGGTACGTCACTCCTGCTGGAACAGCCAAGTACCCGTTCCTCACCAAGCCCGACACAAAGTTCAATCCTGATGGCGAGTACAAGCTGAAGCTGGAGATCCCCGGTGACAAAGCTCAGGACCTCGTCACCTTTTTGGATGAACAGTTTGCCTTGGCACAGGAGAAAGCAAAGAAAGAGAACGCCGGTAAGAAGATCAAGCCCGGTAACGAGCCCTATGAGATCGACCAAGACAGCGGCAAGGTCACAGTGAACTTCAAGCTCAAGGCCAAGGTCACCCCTAAGAACGGTGAGCCCTTCGAGCAGAAGCCTGCCATCTTCGACTCCAAAGGTAAGCCCATTACGGGTGACGCCAAGGTTGGTGGTGGCTCTAAGGTCAAGGTGGCCTACGAGGTTCTCCCCTACTACACGGCCATCGCTGGTGCTGGTGTCTCCCTTCGCATGAAGGCAGTCCAGGTCATCGAGCTGGTCGAGTACTCCGGTGGAGCAGGTGCTGGAGCCTATGGCTTCGGTGAAGAAGAAGGATACGAAGCAGAGGACAACTCTGCCGATAGCAATGGCTTTAGCGAAGAAACGTCCAACGAAGAAGACTTCTAAGAAGCCAATGACTACCCGCCAGGTCGGACTCAAATATGGGTTCCGATCTGGTCTTGAGGAGAGAATTGCAGAGAGCCTCACCGAGAAAGGTGTGGCTTTCACGTTTGAAGAACTAACCATCGCTTACGTGAAGCCTGAGAAGCCAGCGAAATATACGCCTGACTTCGTTCTCCCCAATGGGATCATCATTGAAAGCAAGGGTCGATTCCTCACAGAGGATCGGCAGAAGCACCTTCTTGTTCAGAAGCAACACCCCGACCTTGACATTAGGTTCGTCTTCAGTAACTCGAAGACAAAAATAAGTAAACGCAGCAGCACAACTTATGCTGACTGGTGTCTCAAGCATGGCTTTGACTTTGCAGACAAAGAGATACCGGATGAATGGTTAAACGAATAATATGGCATACAAATCAAATACGAAAGCTCGGGCTCGAACCGACTTCATTGCCATCCATTGCAGTGCGACAGGGAACCAGAACTTCGGAGCCGCCGACATCGACAAGTGGCACCGTAAGCAGGGCTGGGCCTGTATCGGCTACCACTACGTCATTCGCCGTGATGGTACCGTCGAAGAGGGACGAGATGTTGAGGTCGTGGGCGCCCACGTATCAGGCTTCAACGATGTCTCTGTGGGTATCTGCATGGTGGGTGGCGTCGATGCGGACGACCCCTCAAAGGCGAAGAACAACTTCACAGAAGCACAGTTCGCCTCCCTCAAGCAGCTCCTGATCGATCTCAAGGTGCAGTACCCCAAGGCCAAGATCCAGGGTCACCGAGATTTCCCCAACGTCAAGAAGGCATGTCCCTCGTTCGACGTGAAGGAGTGGCTAATGGTTGCACAATTGGATAACTGACCAAAGGATTTTATGGATAAGGACGAAAGTACATTTCTGAGACACATACCCTGTGAGAACTGCGGCTCGTCCGATGCCAACTCCTTGTACTCAGACGGGCACCAGTTCTGCTTCTCATGTAACAGTCATGTCAAAGGTGACGGTACTTGTACAGAACCACCGACAAAACAGAACAAAGCAGCAGGACTTATCTCTGGGTCGTACCAGGATCTAGTCAAGAGGGGAATCCGGGAGGAGACCTGCAGGAAATTTGGCTACCAGGTTGGAGAGTACCAAGGGCGCATTGTCCAGATTGCCCCGTACTACGATGCGAGTGGAACCCTTATTGCCCAAAAGATCCGTACCCCATCGAAGGACTTCTCTGTCCTGGGGAACATCTCCACAGCCCAACTCTTCGGGGCCAACTTATGGAATGCCGGTAAGAAGATCGTTGTGACGGAGGGGGAGATCGATGCCCTCTCCGTCTCACAAGTTCAGGGCAACAAGTGGCCTGTG